ATCGTGGAGTTCCTGGTTTTCCATAAAGGAATTCTACTGGTTGTACATTATTCCTTCTATTAAATTCAAGAACCTTAGAAATAATTTTTTTCTGGTCCTTTGGCCAAAATCCACCAATATCAATCCCACGATCAACATTATGCCAAGATCTATAGGATCTTTTAAATGCTCCACCAAAATCGGGATGCTCACTTGCATAACTAAAATCTCCCACACCATCTGCAGCTTTTGCTGCGGGTGTCAACTCTTTGTAGATGAATCTTCCGAGATCGCCAGCAAGTTTAGTTCCTCTTTCACTTCTTACATAAGCACCGCCGGTTCCAGGATTAATTTGACCAGGAATCTGACCAAGACTCTGAGTAGAAGTCATAGAAGTGGGAGATGATATGGGGGTAACATTTCTTAAGTTTGCATCCCTACTCAAATCTACCATTTCATTTCTCTTATATGGATCAAATCCCATACTCTTCATAATCTTCACCATGGCACTGCTGTATGCGTCAACAGTATATCCCAATCTAATGTTTGCCGGATCAGCATTGGGAGAATATATGGGAGCAACAGAGGCAATACCATCAATAGGTCTATCAAATGCTTCATAGTTTCCTGGGTGGTTTGCAGTTCTGTGCCATAGTTTGATATTATCTCTTACTGCTTCATCCAAACTTGGATACACCGACCATCCGGTTGAAGATCCTTTTCTTGCAATTGTACCATATCCCCTATCACCAGTCTGTCCGAAAGCATTAGTTCTTCCTGTAGAGTTGAAGACACTAGCGAGACTATCACTTAGATATCCTGTCTCATGCATTGCCTGCGCGGCAACAATCTCTGGGAACTTAGCATCATGCTTCTTCGCTAATTCATATACAGTTGCGAATGCCTGCTTCTGGCCCATACCAAGAGGAGCACCCTCAACTCCAGATATATTCGCTGGTCTAGGTTTGGATTTAGGTGTGGATTGTCCTGTTGAAGATTGACGTTCCCGATTTCCTTTAGTTGTACCGATTTCAGAATCTAGTTTTATAGGTTTCTTACGAGAGAAGAATGCATCATATAACCACTTACCAGCAATGTCACCTGCAAGACCACCCAATATTCCGCCTACAAGATTTCCAGCAACGGGAATGACTGATCCAGCAACGGCACCAAGGGCACCAAAAATTGTAGCACCAATCGCAGCAAATGCAGATCTACCAAGAGATTCTTTGAACACAAAATAATTCAAAGCAAAATCAATCAGACCACCAATAATCGGGATTCTTTTGACAACTGGACTAATAAAGTTTTTGAGAACTCTTAACCCTGCCTTTGTACCAAGTTGACTTGAAGCACCAACAGTAACTCGTGAAGCACCTCTACCAGCTAGTCTACTACCAAATCTACTCGTAGCACCACCAGATGTTATCTTTGGTTTCTGTCTAAATGGATTGCGTAAATCTAGTCCGCCTGCTCTACCACCACCAGTACCAGTTACTTTAGGTCTTCCACCTGTGCCTGGTCTAGGTCTCATACCTGCTGCTGCTCCTCCTGCTGCTCCTCCTCTACCACCTTTAAGTGGATTAAAGAGACCCGCCTTTAGACCAAGCATTGATGCTATGAGCACCCCATTAAGAACTTTATTTAAAACCCCAGAAACCTCATCAAACTTATCAATACCATCTTGACCAAAATATTCTCCAACTTTACCCCTCAATCCATCATACATCTCATATCCCTTGTCTATAAGAGTAACAAGACCGTTAAGAATTTTACCTCCCCAATCCTCAATAAAACTAATGACCCCAGCTATTTTTGGAATTAGTCCCTGCAGCATTGGAAGTTTATCAATCAACCTTACAGCGATGTATCCACCAAGAACATTGAATAAGAAATTTTTAATCTTATCTATAGGGTTTAATTTTTTAAGTGGTGCGGGTAATTTAAATTTAGAGTTTTTCTTTTGCTCCTTCTCTAGAGCATCTTCTGCTTTACTTGAAGTTGTTCTTTCTTCAGATTTTCTTTCTTGATCTCTCTGTTTCTTCTCAACAGCTAACGTTCCTTTTAAAATTTCATTGATTTTATTAACTTTGATACTAATAGTTTTCACCCTAAACTTTGTTCCTTTTGGAAATGAAGATTTCTTAAGAGTAGGTATTAGTTTTTCTGCGGTGATTGCCATTTAGAATCCTGTCAATAATCCTAATAGATCTGTTTTTTGTTTTGATCCTACAGTCGTTGGAGAGAATGGTGGAATGCTATTTCTACCACTTGGTTCTGCCATAGCTTGATTGAAGTCATCAAAGATCTGCATGAGTTGAACTTTTGGTTCAGGTTTAACAGGGGGACCTATTACCGGATTTATCTGACGTTGAGACTTTGATACTGGAGTATTTTGCATTTGACTGTTATACCAATTCATGTCTTGTTGAGTTGGTTTCAACCCAGACATCTTCTTAGATTCAATATTCTTAGACGCCAAGGAACCCGTAGATTCAGGTACTAAACTTTTATCAATCTGCCCAATCTCAATCCTACTACCAAGAGCTCTTTGATTCAACCATCCCATATCTTCTGCAAATTTTCCTAGGGATGCTGCACCAAAATATGCCGCTTCGCCAAAAGCACCACCCAATAATTGGTCTTTTGCTAATTTTAGATACTCTGCTGTAGATTTATTAAAGTTGTATCGGTCATCGGTATATAAAATATTTCCACCTCCTCTAGTTGATGCAGTAAATCTTCCCAAGATAGAGTTAAATGCCTTACCACCAGGTCCCAAATCATCAGTATATGCACCACCACCTTTAGCTCCTTTATTAATATCTTCTTGGTTCCAATTCATTTTAACTTCACCATCCTTACCCATAATCAAACCAGACTTCTCTAGAGTCTTATCGATTGTCATTTGACGCATCCTATCAACCTCAGCATTACTCATAATCTTAAATGGTTTTCCAAGAGGGCCTAACAATGCTTTAGCAAATGTCAAATTTCTCATCATTGAAGCATTGCTAGATGGAATAGGAATCAATCCTTTATCCATCATGTCTTGTAAAGGAGAACCTTCAGGTAATGAATTAACAATACTATCTGCTATTGCTATTTCCTTCTCATCAACAGCAGCATTTTTCTTTGAGAGTCCCTTATAAGAATCGCTACTAGTAATGTTTATAAGACTGTCAAAAGTATTAGCAACTCCTCTATCTAACAAATTTTGAGCATTTTGAGCAGTCATGGCCATCTGCTTTTCCAATTCGCCACTTTGATAATAATTAAGTACGTCACTAGTGACCTGTTGACCTGCATCCATAAGGCCTGCAGCAAATTTTTCACTCTGTCTAACAAGTGCTGCAGAGTTTGTGTCAACGAAACGTCCTGCTCTAACTAACTGAGTTTCTAATCTAGGAACTAATCTAAGTCCCTCTGTGACCAAGTAAGATAATCTACTCTCTAGTTGTCTCTGAACATTTACGCCTGAATTAACAATAGATCCACTTGAAAGACCGAACTTACGATCAGAGGAGTGCTCAGCAAAGGAAGGACCTCCAATCAATCCACCATTGTTTGCATATGTAACTCCAGAGGTTACTTTGGGATTATTTGTTCCTCCACCCATAGCATTCATTGATGCTAAAGTATCTGTGCCAAATTTATCAACAGCACCACGACTCATTACAAACTCACCTGGAGTGAGCATAGCAGGAATTGTATCCTTATTCGGACCTCTTCCTGGAACTTGTCCACCAGAATTTAGTTCACCAAAGAATCCATATCTCTTCTCTTTACCTGTTTCTAATCTTTCTGCTTGCTCTCGTCTTTCATCTTGCTCTGACGTAAGGAAAGAAAATAATCCGCCTCCAGTTTTGTTCTTTTGATTTCTAATATCCTCCGCTGCTTGTGCAGAACCTTTCTCTTCTGCTGCTTTATTCGCTTGCTTATCTGCACTATCCTCAACAGTTTGGGGGAAGAGTGCTGGGACCACAGCAGGTGCCAGGAAAAGACCTGCTCCAATAGCAAATGGATTTGTTGCAATAGCTGCTGCTAGTTTTGCACTAATCGCTAATAACTTTGGAATAAAAGCACCGATTATTGATACAAGACCTCCTGCTAGTGCTCCAAAACCAGTTCCAAATAAAAGAACAGCAGCAGTCAGTGCAGGCCACCAGTCCTTAACAAATCTAATTAAAGTCTTTATTTTTTTCTTATTTTTTTCATCACCAAACCAGTCAATTAATTTTACAATAGTTCTACCCACAAGAACATTGAGTAAGAAACCAAATATCTTATCAAAGATACTCTTAAATGGTTTTACTACTTTCCCAACAACTTTCTTAATTCCTTTCCCTAGTCCAGACTCTAACTTCTTTTCTCTGGACTTGGCACGATCTTTTTCTTTCTTTCTTCTTGCTGCTTCTGCTGCTTTCTCTTCTGCCTTTCTTTCTTTTCTTAATGTCTCAATGATTGCGTCAAGACCTTTCTCAACCGAAGCAAATTCTGCAGTTTGATCAAGACTACTTAGATTTTCTGCTAATGTACTTTTTTGTTCTTTAAGAATATTTTTTATTCTTGTTATTTTTTCCGCATTTATCTTTATTCTTCTGTCATGATTTTTTATTTTAGTTTCAACATCATTTACTTTGATGCGAGTAGTTCTTAAAATTCTAGAAAGTTTTCCAATTTTTGATTCTTTTCCCTGCGAACCAGAGATATTACCACCACCACCAACTTCTCTACCCATCATCTTAGATGCAGATATAGTAGTTGATTTTATTTCTGGTGTGGTTACAGTATCATCCATTAGATGCTTGTTGTTTTCGTTTTAATTCTTCTTCTTCAAGATGCTGCTGTAACAGTCCAACGTAGATATCCCTTTCCCATGGAATGAGATTTTCAATTTCAGTTAAACTGTATTTATGAAACTGCATCAAAGCAAAATTAATTTTATAATAATTACCCAAGTCCATGTGGACTAGGGCTAGGCGAAAAAACTTGCCAGTCCCTCCAGAAGCACAGGGCTTTCTACTTTCGTTTTTGGATTGGTCACATTGATAGTGTGTGAAAGTTTAGGCATTGTTTCAAAAAACTTCTCAATCTCTTTAAATTGAGAAGAATTCATCTGTTCCAAGAAATCAGATAGTTCTTTCTTGCTACAATCATTAGCAACCCAAACCTCATCTTCATTATAAATTTTACCCATACAAGATGCTACAAGATCAAATGATTGATCCATAGCATTCTTCTCACTAAATTCAAAGTTGTTCTTGATGAATTGATCTAGTGAAGGATAATTCATTTCTAACATAAGATCATCATTCAATTTAATCCGATTAGTATGATCATCATTTTGGATTACTTTAATATCATCCAAATCAATTTGAACCGTTACTTCAGTTTCACCATCATCAGGACAGACAATGTTAACATCAAGTTGCTCACCGACAGACTTTCCACGAATATTTAAGAAAAGAAATTCAATATCAAAAGTTGGCAAGTGTTCTACTTTGACACCTTTAGTCAAAATACAATTTTTAATTACTGCTTTGATAGCATTTGTAATTTGTTTTGTATCCTCACTTTCTAAAGCGATGACAAGGAGTTTTTCTTCCTTAACAAGGAAGGGTCTAAACTTAATTGTTTCTCCAGTTGATGGCAATTCAAGTTCATATATGGGAGCTGCAATTTTTGGTAAAGGCATAATGTCTTAAAGATCTTCAGTGTGATTATTTATTGGAGGAATGAGGGTAGTCCTGAATTAAATGCTTGATTAAAATTAAAATTTGCTTGACCAGCCGGGTCAAATAAATTAATCTCACTATCATATTTTGGGAGATTCAAATTCAAATCCAAACCCTCAGTAAATGCATTAAGTGGATTGGTTGGGTCCCCAGTAAAAGTGAACGACGAAGAGGTTCCCTCAGAACCACCAGGACCAATAAAATATCTTGTGTAATTCATAGAAACCGTACATTTTAAAAGTGAAGATGCTTCATAAGAAACTGGCATTGATGTAATCGCTACGGGAAATACATTAACAAATTTATATGTGAGAGGAACTACTGGATTTTTTTGATTTATATTTTTTTCAAATTTAGTAATTTCCAATCCACATCCTTTATACTCTGAAGGAAACTTCACTCGGTATGAATAATTCTCTTTAGATATTCCACTAGATCCACTTTCATTCATAATAAATTTCATCCAAGATTCAAAAAATCTAATTGCCATATATTGTTCTGCATCACAATAAAACGTGAGATCAATGCGATCCTGATAGATGCGTCTATATGCATGTCTCTCGGTTGACCCAGTAAAATCATTCCTTAACTCGGTAGTTGCAAGAGTAGAACCAGGAAGAGATGCTTCACAACATGATAATTGAAGTCTATCTTGGTCTAGAGCAAGCGCATTTTCTGCCATATATTGTCTAAACCCTTGCTGATCTCTAGGGAGACCAAGATAAATCATAAAGTGGGATGTTAAAGCAGGATTTAATAACTTACTTTTTATTTGTGATATTTTTTGTGAGCTTGGCGCTACAGAAACTGAAGCCATTTATAAATAAGTTTTGACTTGTATATTATGTAGTCAAGTTAATGGCAGAAAGTATTAAGAGTAAATATAAACCATCTCATCCAGAGAAGTATAAAGGTAATCCTAACAACATTATTTGTAGAAGTAGTTGGGAGAGAAGATTTTGTAGGTGGTGTGATTTAAATGATAATATTATTTCATGGGCTTCTGAAGAGTTCAGTATACCATATGTTTCGCCAGTTGACAATCGTGTTCATAGGTATTTTCCAGACTATCTTATTAAAGTTAAAGAGTCAAATGGAAAAATTAAAACTTATGTAGTTGAAGTAAAACCTAAAAAACAAACTGCTCCACCAAAGAAACCAAAACGACAAACCAAATCATATATCTACGAGTGTACCATGTATGCAGTCAATCAAGCAAAATGGAAGGCTGCTAATGAATTTTGTAAAGACAATCGAATAGAATTCAAAATCATTACCGAAGAAGAGTTAGGTATTAAATGAACCGACTAGAAAAAAACACAATTAATAATAAGACTAATGATCAAGAGGAAATGATGGAAGAAATCATGGAAACTCTAAAGGATACGGTCACTCCCATTCCAGATGTTGGTATGTATTGCACCTTTGTATATAATGCAAAAACTCCAGGAATTACATATGACCAACACCCTTTAGTTGCAGTCACTGATATTTTTCCATGGGGATTTCGTGCCATTAATTACCACTGGGGCGAATCTAGGGCATATACTTGGGCGGAAGTTGCTGGTCAGGTATATATTGTTGATCCAAAAGAATTAGATGATCTACTTAAAATTCCATATGGAAAAATGATACTAAATAAATAAAAGATCTCTGCATAATGTCTAGCGCAACGAGTAAAATTGGTGCAGTACCTGTACAAATAAAGGATGGTGGAGCATTTGGATGGGGTGGAGTTAGAACGACAGCATATATTGGAACGAAAACGACTAAAACAAAAAATTTATCTGGAGAAACTGCTTATGAATTTGAAGTAATACAGTATGGTGATGCAAAGGGATCAGACCCAAAAACAATTGCCTCAGGATATACTTACAAGAATGCGGCACGAGATGGTGAAAATCCTCGACTTGGAGGGGATGATTTTACAAAAGTATTTCTA